TTTATAGGTAAAGCATCATGAATTCAGTTAAAGGTATTATCAGTTTCCCTACACTATTCCAACCTAAGACAGCGTTAGGAGCAACAGAAGCAAAGTATAGTTGCGCCGTGTTGATCCCACCTACTGACCCCCAGGTTGCCGTTATAACTGCAGCGGTGGAAGCAGCTAAGGTTAAATCATTCCCCAACGGTTACACCGGGGAGGATGAATGCTGGAGTCTTTACGACGACAAGTACGCAGGTAAGAACTACTACGACGCTCGATTCGCAGGATGGTGGGTATTGACTTGCTCAGCTAAAGAGAGTGACAAGCCCCAGGTAGCAGGCATGGATCGACAGCCTACAATGGATGTCCATTCAGGAATGGTGTGTCATGTGTTCATGGGCATCAGTGGGTACACCAAAGGTAGAGGCGGCATCGGTGGATGGTTGAACGGTGTGATCGTTACCGATGAAGAACCACCAATGGGTCGCCTTGACAGCAGCATGAGCGTGGATCAGATGGTCGAGTCACTGGGTCAGCCAGTTCAACTTACCATGCCGTTGAGTCAGCCAGCAGCACCGGTTGCTCCAGCTCCAGTTGCTCCACCAGCTCCAGTTGCTCCACCAGCTCCAGTTGCTCCACCAGCTCCAGCCGTCCTGATCATGACTGCAGCGGCTAACGGGTCCAGTTATGAGGACTATGTGAAGGCTGGGTGGAGTGATCAGCAGATGATCGATGGTGGTATCGCTATCAAACCGAGCTACGACGCATAATGTTCCTGTTTAACCCCACAGCAGGGGACATCATCTATGACCTTGAGACCTTCCCAAACTGCTTTACAGCAGGGTTTCTTCACATAACCACCGGTGAACGGTGGTTGTTTGAGATCAGTGATCGGCGGGATGACACCCTGTTATTGCGACACTTCATGACTACATTGAAGGAGTGTCGCCTTGTGGGGTTCAACAACATTGGCTTCGATTACCCAGTCCTACATCACATCTTCTGTCACAACGGTGGGATCTATCAGAAAGCGATGGCGATCATCGATGGTGATGACCGTTTTGCTCACACGGTGTGGGAGTCAGACTGGGTGGTTGATCAAGTTGACCTCTATAAAATCCATCACTTCGACAACATGGCAAGGGCAACCGGTCTGAAAATGTTAGAGTTCAATATGCAGATGGACAACATTGAGGATCTGCCCTTCCCTGTAGGTACTACTCTAACCAGTGACCAGATGGATGTGCTGATCGACTATATGTGGCACGACATCGAGGCGACAAGGTTATTTTATAACGAGTCCCTGGATCACATTAGATTCCGTGAAGAACTATCAGCGAAGTACGACCGTAACTTCATTAACCATAACGACACCAAAATAGGCAAAGACTTCTTCATCATGCAGCTTGAAGCTGCCGAACCTGGTAGCTGCTATCGCAAGGTGAACGGTAGACGGCAGATCAGGCAGACCATCCGTAACAGTATTAACCTGGATGAGGTGATCCTACCCTATGTTCGCTTTGAGCAACCTGAGTTCAACCGCATCCTGACATGGCTCAGATCTCAAATTATCAGCGAGACTAAAGGAGTCTTTAAGGATGTCCATTGCACCATCGATGGGTTCCAGTTTGACTTCGGCACCGGTGGCATCCACGGATCTGTAGAGTCACAGATCGTTGAGTCAGACGACTACTGGATTGTCGAGGACTGGGATGTAGCCAGCTACTACCCTAACCTCGCTATCGCCAATAACCTGCATCCTGAACACCTCGGTAAGAACTTCTGCACCATCTACCAGGATGTGTATGAGCAACGGAAGACCCATGAGAAAGGCACCCCTGAGAACGCCATGCTGAAGCTCGCGTTGAATGGTGTGTACGGTGACAGTAACAACAAGTACAGCCCTTTCTATGACTCAAAGTACACAATGGCTATCACCATCAATGGTCAGATGCTGCTCTGTATGCTGGCTGAACAGGTCATGAGATTACCTGAGCTGAGTATGGTGCAGATTAACACTGACGGTCTGACCATCCGTTACCCTCGTCATTATCAGATGTGGGTGCATGGAGTGTGCAGATGGTGGGAAGACTACACCGGGTTAACCCTGGAATCTGCGACTTACAAGATGATGGCTGTGAGAGATGTTAATAACTACATTGCTGTTTACACCGATGACTCTTTAAAACGTAAAGGTGCCTATGAGTATGAGTTGGAGTGGCACCAGAACCACAGCGCGAAGGTAGTGGCTAAAGCTGCCGAGGCTGCACTGGTGCATGGTACTGACATCCGGACATTCATCTTGGGTCACAGCGATATGTATGACTTCTTTCTCCGTACTAAGGTGCCCAGGAATAGCAGCCTTGAATGGGGTGGTAAGCAGGTCGGTAACATTGTCCGATACTTCATCAGCACCGAGGGCGCACCATTAGAAAAAGTGATGCCTGCAGCAGGGGTGGATGGTGAGTTCAAACGAGCCAGCAAGCTGACAGATGGTTACTTCAACAGTGTCATGGCTGAGATTGGTAAAGGGGTATGGGACGAACGCATCCATACTAAAAACAAATCAGTGTACGCAGAACGACGCATGATGATTAACACCGGTTGGACGGTTGAGCTGTGCAATAACCTCGAAGGTGTGAGCCTCGACGACCTCAACTATGAGTGGTACATCAAGCAAGCTGAGAACCTGGTTAAACCGTTGAGGAATTAGATTATGTTTGATTATTACTTAACCTTCCATGTTTTAGCTGGTTATTACATTACTGATTGGTTCACTGAGCATGTAAATAGATATGCAAGATCAGTGAATGGGTCAGAAGTAATAAATGACGCAAAAACAGTAATAGCTGTCTATTTATTTTGGCCTATTGTAGTTCCTTTTATGTTGCTTATCTTGCATTGGCCCTTAAGGAAAAAAGGAACATAACGCCCGTTAATAAGCCGTGAGCGTAGCGAGTCGGCTTGATAAACCTTGTTATACGAATTAAAAGGAGCGATATAATGCTTGCAATAGTGAACGTAACAGAACGCGAAGGCCAGGAACTTGACGACTACGAGATTAGAATTAACTCCCGCGTAATTGGTAGATTCCAGCACGAACGACAGTACAACGGTGCGGCACAGTGTTTACGTGATGCAGCCGACTCTTTGGATAAAAACGGGCGTGGAACGGGTGCTGATTTACTTGAATCGCTGCTGCCAATTTTTAAAAGGATGAACGACGTATAACGCCAGATTGTAAGCGGTGCGGCTTTTCGCATCCGATTGACAAACTTGTTATACGATTTAAAAAATAGGGATTTAAAGATGAATATACAGCAAGCAATAAAATTTAACTCACTTCAAGTAAGCGAGCTATTAGATGTTTTGCAAAGATTTGGGATAGAGGCTGATGTATCCAACTTAAGTGATGCTAGCGCCAGCTGTATGTTTAGCGAATTGATGGTAAAGGCCGCAAGGTCTTTAGATAGTGATCAGGCGGAGGGTTTACAAAACGCCGTATAACGCTTTAGTTAAAAGTCGGGCGCTTTTGCCCGTCCGTTTTGAATGACTTTTTATGTGTGAATTACGGGAAATATTTTATGTGCATACATGATATTGCAGAAGCTGAGACAGCCAGACAGGTTGTATATGAACAAGTTAAAGATATTAAAAATCAGCAGAAAATAGGTACGCCATCCGAGCATATAAAAATACGATGCGGTTGCTCGAAATATGTCAATTGGCTGTATATGCACAGGTGTCTGTACTGCAGCGTATTCTTCTGCAAAGAATGCGCAGAGCAGCACTTTGGAAAAACCGTTGCCGAGCGTCGAGCTGATAGTCGATCCGGCGCATAACGCCATAGATTAGCGGTGAGATTAGCGAGTCCGCTGGAGCTACTGGTTATACGAAATAAATTGAAGAGCCTGAAAAATGACGCATGAATGGAAAGATATAAAAGACATTGAGCAGTACAGGGAGCATTACGAGTTTAGTGATTATGCTGTTTTAGTGGATGATGGGGACGGAGGCACTTACACGGACATTGCCTTTGGAATAAATTTGATTCCGTCAGAAACCAAGCGATTTTGCTTGATACCTGAAGACGTATAACAGCGTAATAAGCGGCAGACTTTCCGAATATTAAAGGTACAAACATGGGAATAAGAGAGAACAAAGTCGAGAGGTACCTGGATGCCCAGGTGCAGAAACTTGGAGGGATCACTCGTAAGTGGGTGAGCCCAGGTCGAGATGGAGTACCCGATCGGATCGTGATCCTTAAGGGGGTTGTCATTTTCGTAGAGGTGAAGACCACCGATGGGGTGGTGAGCATGGTGCAAGCACGGGAGCATGAGCGACTGAAGGATGCCGGGTGTCACGTAAGCGTGGTCATGGGTCAACAGGGGGTGGACGAGTTCATTAAGGTGCTGAAAAATGCTGTCACCTAACAACCTGTACCACTACCAGCGCCAGGCGATCATGCACCAGCTCACCCATGATGACTCAATGTTATGGCTGCAGATGGGTCTTGGAAAAACCACGATCACCCTGACCACCATTGTTGATAGGATGAGAGCAGGCCAGGTTGAGAAGACGTTGATCTTCGGACCCTTGCGTGTGATCCAGGCAGTGTGGGCAAGGGAGGCGAGGAAGTGGACACACACCCAGCACTTACGGTTTAGTGTGATCCACGGCACTAAGGAGCAGCGCACCCGCGCACTGTTCGCTGATGCTGACATCTACCTGATCAACTATGAAGCCATGAACTGGCTGGCTGAGACACTGGATCACTATTACTACAATGATGAGCTACCGTTTCAGATGGTGGTGTACGACGAATGCTCCAAACTGAAGAACAGCACCACCCTGCGTATGGCTGGTGGGAAGCGGGATAAAAAGGATGGCCATGGTGACTCCTACTCAGTCAAGGTGACAGGGTGGCGTAAGATGATCGATAAGTTTCAGTACCGCACCGGGCTCACTGGCACCCCTGCATCAAATGGATACCTGGATCTGTTCGGTCAGTTCCTCGCAGTCGATGGTGGGCAGCGGCTTGGTCCCTATGTCACCGGTTACAAAGATAACTACTTCGTCAGCGACTACAACGGGTGGGCCTACACACCCTCGGAGAAAGGTAAGGAGTGGATCGAACATAAGATCAGCGACATCACTCTGAAGATGGACTCGGCTGACTACCTGGATCTGCCTGTTAGCAAGGTCATTGACGTAATGGTGGATCTGCCACCGAAAGCACGAACGGCATATAACAAAATGGAGAAGGAGATGTTCGCCGCACTGGACAACGGTGACGAGCTGGAGGTGTTCAGTAAGTCCTCAGTGTCCAACAAACTGCTGCAGATTGCCAATGGTAGCCCTTACCTCAGTGCTGAGTCCGATGACTTCACCGTGGTGCATGCTGCTAAACTGGATGCCCTGGCTGACGTGCTGGAGGAAGCAGGCGGATCGCCTGTGCTGTGCAGCTACTCTTTCAAAGCTGATGCTAAACAGATCATGAAGAAGTTTAAGAAGTACCGGCCTGTGAACCTCACTGATGTCCCCTCTCGTGACACCGAGAAGATCATTAACAAGTGGAACCGTGGCGAGATTAAACTGCTCATCGGCCACCCTGCTTGCCTGCATCCTGACACCCAGGTGTTGACAGATGTGCGTGGATGGGTCAAGCTGATAGATGTCGAGCTGGAAGATAAGGTGTTCGATGGGGTTGAGTTTGTATCACACTCAGGCTGTTCTTACTCAGGCTATAAGGAGGTAGTCGATCTTTTCGGTGTGACTATGACCCCTGATCATAAACTACTGATTGACCATGAATGGGTGGAGGCTGCCGGTGTTAGAGATTGTCAAGATATTAGAGGAAAAGCATCATACGAATACCAAGGTGATGACGAATACCTTAGCTCGATGCTACCGGTGCAAGACGGTGTCAAAGATACTCCAGCAGAATGTAACCAAGCACAATCGAATGAGGAGGGAGTACTGTCAGAACTGCGTCAAGGACAAGTATCACAATCTGACAGGGGATCGCATCTGGAGGATATGGCAGGGGATGAAGAATCGATCAAAGGATCTCTCAGACAAAAACTACGCCGGTCGTGGAATAGGTATGTGCGTGGAATGGGAGACCTTTCTAAACTTCTACACCGATATGTCACCGGGTTACAGAGACGACCTGACTATAGAGCGTGTCGATGTGAACAAGAGTTATTCAAAGGAGAACTGTGTGTGGGTTCCTGCCTTCGATCAGCAGGCGAACAAGCGAACCACCCGTCGCGTGACCTATCGCGGCACCGAGATGCACCTGGCCGGGTTGTGCCGTTTAACAGGGGTAAGCAAGACAATGCTCCTGATGAGATTAAACAAAGGGATGTCAGGAGACGAAGCGGTAGAGGATGCGATCAACTCTCCTTATGGGAAAAGTATGGCACCAAAGAACGTATCAAAAAGGAACAAGCGCATGTCTATGATCTAGTTAACTGCGGCCCCCGTCACCGGTTCCTCATTAGGAATGACAATGGTGAAGTGTTCATCTCGCATAATTCAATGGGGCATGGGGTTGACGGGTTACAGGACAGCGGTAGCATCCTGGTGTGGTTCGGCATGAATTGGTCCTTGGAATTGTACGAGCAAATGTGCAAGCGCCTCGACCGCCAGGGTCAGAAGAAACCCGTGTCCATCATCCGTATCCTCTGTAATCAAACGGTGGATCTCGCAGTGGTTGATGCGATTGAGAGAAAGACTGATAATCAGGAAGGATTGAAAGCCGCCATTCAACGATACAGAGGACGAGCATGAGTAGAGATAGCAAGTCGAATTACTATGACGCAGGAGGTATTGAAACCCTCGACATCATTAAAGCCAAACTGACACCGGAGCAGTACACTGGGTACCTACTTGGCAACTCGCTGAAGTATCAGTGTAGAATGATGCACAAGTCGGAGAGTCCGACAAGGGATGCTGAGAAAGCAGCGAACTATTCTAAATGGTTAAGTGAGGTGATATGTGAGAGAAATATGGATAGCAATAGCATTGATCATAGCGACACTATTGATCCTGATATCGATTATAGTGTCAACCGTACACCGTCCTCATAGTGAAAGAGATCCTTGCTGCTGTACTCCGAGGCAGTGTGACATTCCTATAAGGGCTGACATTCGGAGTGAGGTGTTCCACCCTGTCCCGGAGCCAGGGTCCTTCGTGTTGATGATTGCTGGACTAGCTGCTTACAAGCTCAGCCGAGGCGGTCAGTCACCCACACCAGAATAGCTCCTGCTCCAGCGAACCCTGCTGTCCACTTCACCAATCGTTGTAACGCATTGGCCGCGTTCCAAGCCTCCACCAACCCCTTAGTGGCATCCGCCAGCTCAGCTATACTCTTGGTGTTGGCTTCTTGCGCTGACATTAAGGCGACCTCTCTACGTTCGTAGTCCGCGCATCGTGAGCGGTAGTCTGCAAGGTGTGAGTCAAAATGCTCATTTAACTGATGCAAGGTACGGTCCTCCATTAGTCATCATCCTTGTGTGGCTCGGCCAGGTTGCTGATCCCTTTCCATATGGTAGCGAAGATCGCAGTAGCCAGGGCAGCCACCGCACCGGTTGCTTGAGCTGGTGATAGCTCGTTACCGCGCTCCAGGATGTGGACTAAGTGATACATTAGGTCGATGGATACGATCAGTAGGCAGATCGTAGCTATCCGCATCTGACGTAGTGTTTTATGAATTGGTTGGGTGAGAATGAACCCGAACATTAAATTAAGTTTTTCTATCACGTCGGCCACTTCTCCAGTAACTTATCAAACTGCTTGCTAGATCGTGCTGCAAAATACCAACCCACTGCAGTAGCAGTAAGACTCGTGATTGATAATACAACAATACGGTACAGTGCCACAATATCTTCTTCAGGTAATGTCTGCAGCCCACCGGTGAGTGTCTCCAGGGAGCTTAAGATGACGTAGGATTGATACATCAGCACACCCAGGATGATCGGTCGGATGATGCTTTTCAGCATCTCTGAGAACTTACCTCGCGGCTGCTGACTGGACTCGAAGGCACTTGCCTCAACCTTCTCGACAGCAAGAGCACCGGCGACCTTCGCCTGCTCGATCCCCATCTTGGCAACCTCAATGGTGGCATCAGTCTTCGCCTTCACCATCAGTACCTGGTGATCGAGCTGCATCTTCATGCTCGCTCTTTCCTCCTTCTTGGACAGGAACCCGAAGATCCCACCGATGGCAGAGCTGATTGCTGCTGAACCTAATATGTCTAATATCATTACGTTATCTCAACATTATCAAATACGGGTTCAACACTGAAGTTTCTAAGCTTGAACGTATCAGCAGCATTCATGTTTAGCACAAAATCAAAATCAAGATCAGTGATAGTTGTGTTTATAGAGTAGGCTGTAGTTTTAAATGCTGCCCCTACAACTGAGTTGGTTTTCAATGATACGTTTTGCTCTACGTGTGAGTCGCTTTTCTGAACCCTTGCTTCCAACTCAACGAAACCAGTCTGCACATTTGTTAGCGCAATACTTATCATTGTCGTGGTATTCATTCTTAACTCTATTGTTTTTGCACCCGTTGTTGAT